CTGACCAGTTGTGGGCGGTGTCAGATGGCAAGTTCTACAACGCTACATCTGCGGGTGCTATTGGCGCGGCGGCGGTCAGCGGACTGACCAACTCCAAGTGGGAATACACCAATGTCACGACCGCAGGCGGCAACTATCTGTATGCCGCCAACGGTGTCAACACGCCGTATCTTTACAACGGCACCACTTGGACGAGCATTACGGGAGCGTCTACGCCTGCCATCACAGGCGTAACAACGACAACCCTTAACTCGCCTACGCTCTTCAAGAACCGTGTGTGGTTCATCCAGAAGGACACGCTGAAGGCGTGGTACCTGCCGACCTCAAGCGTTGGCGGCGCGGCACAGGTTCTCGACCTGTCATCCATTGCGCGTCTGGGCGGCGTGTTGGTGTCGATGGCATCGTGGACAATTGACGCTGGCTACGGCGTGGATGACAACCTTGTATTTGTCACCGACAAGGGTGAGGTAATCGTCTACCGTGGCACCGACCCCTCATCTGCCTCCACATGGGCGCTGATTGGCGTGTGGATTGTTGGTGCGCCTATCGGCACCCGCTCCCTGATGAAGTACGGCGGCGACCTTTTGGTGCTGACGCTTGACGGGCTGATTCCGATGGCCTCGGCGCTTCAGTCCTCGCGGCTAGACCCAAACATCGCGCTATCGGACAAGATACAGGGTGCGTTTGCGGCGGCTGCTGCGGCGTATAGAGACAATTTCGGGTGGTGCATGTTGTACAACCCGAAGAACAACGCCCTAATCGTCAATGTTCCGGTGCGTGAAGGCGCACAAGAGCAGTTTGTGATGAACAACATCACGAAGGCGTGGTGCAGGTTTACAAACTGGAACGCTTTTCATTTTGGGTTGCTTGACGATACGCCGTACTTTGGCGCTGCAACCTTTGTGGCAAAGGCTTGGACGACGGGTAGCACCGGCTACATTGATGACACAAGCAACATAAACGGCAAGATTCTCCAAGCCTTTAACTACTTCGAGACTCGCGGCGTAAAGAAGATTTTTACACGCGCACGGCCTAGCATTTTCAGCAACGGCACCCCGTCTGTGCGGGTTGGCATCAATGTCGATTTCAACATTTCAGACAATGTTGCCCCGATATCGTTTTCTACTCCGCTGACTGCCCTGTGGGACAGCGCGTTGTGGGATACGGCTGTGTGGGGTTCTGACCTTGAGATTCAGAATAATTGGCAGGGAGTTACCGGCGTTGGTTACTGCGGGTCGATACAGTTTCAGAGCAGCAGCAACAAGTTAGCGATTCAATGGGCCTCAACTGATGTGGTGTATCAACTCGGATGGGCTGGCATATAACAAGCGGCCCCGAGGTGGGCGAATGGGTCTGTGGGCATACGGGCGGCGGGTATCACGCTGAACGCTCTAACGCCATCGGATTGCGTAAGGGAGAGAACATTGTCGGCGGCGTGGTTTACGAGAACTGGAACGGGCGCAGCGTGGTTTGCCACATCGCCATCTCTGACCGCTTAACCCCCGCTTACATTGCAGCCATGTTTGACTATCCTTTCAATGTCTGCGGGGTTGACAAAATCATCGCCCCCGTGGGCAGTAAAAACGCGAAAGCCATCAGGCTTGTGCGTAAAATGGGTTTCACCGAGGAAGCGCGAATAAAAAACGCCGACACCGACGGTGATATTGTTTTCCTGACCATGACACGCGAGGCGTGTCGTTATTTAGGACACCGTTATGGGAAAAAAATCACCGAAGCCGCCTCCGGCACCTGACTACGCAGGCGCAGCGCAACAGCAGGGCATCGCCAACCTAGAGGCGGCGCGTCTTACTGCGCGTCTTTCTAACCCCAATGTCATTACCCCGCTTGGTGGTCAGCGTGTGACCTACGGGCGACCGCAGTTTAACCGCGCTGCGTATGACGCGGCGATGGCTAACTATCGTGCGCGTAACCCGCAGGCACCTGCTACCGGCGCACCGCAGGGCGCACCCTCAACCGTTGGCGTTGGTGGCGGTGCTGCCATGCCCACAACGGGCGGCGGTGGCGTGCAAATGGGCGGTGGCGGTATGTATGGCGGCGGCGTTGACCTCGGCGTTACGCCGGAGCCTATGGCATCAAAGGCTGACGGTATGCCTGCTGCGCGGCGCGAGGCTCTGGGAATGGGCGATGACCGCGCATACACGCAGGGCGGTCGAGCCGACTTCACCACGCTCCCTACCGGAGCGCAGGTTCCTACTGCCATGCTTATCGGCGGCGGTCGCTTTGATGCGTCCGGCATGGGGCCGGGACAGACGCAACGGTTTAATCAGGGCTACGGCGGCGGGGAGTATCTGGGCGATGTAATGCCCACCCGCGAGATGTTCACCGAGATGGTGGACTTGGACACCCCGACGATTGAGCAGTACCTGACCCCCGAGGCACAGGCGACCCTTGAGGCGCAGCAGCGGGTGGAGTTGGCGCTTTCCGGCCTTGGTGAAAAAGCCATTGAGAATGTGCAAAAAATTTACGGCACGGATTTCACCCCGCAGGGGCTTCCGGCACAGCAGTTCCAATTTGGCGGTTATGGCAACCTGCCGACCCTTCCCGAGTTGCAGGGTCGCGCACGCTCTGATGTGTCGGCGCTGCCGGTTAACTTCGGCCCCACGGCAGGACAGTACGGCATGGCTGCGGGTGGCCCACAAGGGTTAAACCTCGAAGGGTTCGACGCTTCTGGGTTGGGCATGGCAGCAGGTGGGCCAAGCGGAGGCGCGTTTGGTGCGGCGCAGGGCGGCGTGGGCGCTCCGTCGCTTCGTGGTCAGTATGACCTGACAGGCGTGGGCGATGTTGCCCGAGCGCCGGGGGCTGCTGCGATGGCGCAGGGCGGGCCTATGGCTCCGGGGCTGCAAGGGCAGTTGGATACCTCGCAACTTGCCGCGATGCCGGTAAACGCTGGCATGACGGCGCAACAGGCCATCATGTCGCGCCTCGACCCGCAGTTGCAGCGCCAACGGGCGCAGTTGGAAACCCAACTTGCCAATCAGGGTTTGGTGCGTGGCGGCGAAGCGTATGGCGCTGCCATCACCGAGCAACAACAGCAAGAAAACGACCTGCGAACACAGGCCGCGCTACAGGGCATTAGCCTTGATATGGCGGCACGCCAGCAGGGGTTAGGTGAGGCACAGGCTTTGGGCGGCTTTGCCAACCAAGCGGCTCTGGCGGGCTTTGGCGCGGGTCAACAGGCTACCGCAGCGCAAAACGCAGCAGCGCAGCAAAATTTCCAGAACGAATTGGCTAGGCAGGCTGCTGCAAACCAAGCGCAACAGCAAGCGTTTGGTCAGCGGGCGCAAGCCGGTCAGTTTGGCAACGAGGCGCAATTGGCGGCGTTCCAAGCGGCGATGCAGAATCAGGCGGCGGCCAATCAGGCCATCGGGCAGAACTTTGGTCAGGCGCAGGCCGCGCAAGCGATGGCAAATCAGGCACAGCAGCAGAACTTTCAGCAGCGCATGGCGGCGGGTGAGTTTGGGCGGCAGGGTCAATTGTCCTCGTTCCAGACGCAGCAAGCGGCTCAAGACGCGGTTAACCGTGCCATCGCGCAGAACTTCCAACAGGGCTTGGGCGCGGCGGGTGCGTACAACGCTGCTGCCGGTCAGCAGTTTGGGCAGGAAATGGACATTGCTGGGCTGTATAACGCCTCGCTTGCCCAGAACCAACAGGCGGCATTGCAACAAGCACAGGCTCAAGCGGCGCTCCAAGCACAGGGCTTCAACCAAGCGCAGGCGGCGGCAAACTTCCAGAACGCCCAGCGTCAAGCAGCGTTGCAAGAGCAGTTGGCGCTTCGGGCGCTACCGCTTAACGAGGTCGCAGCCATCATGGGCGGCGCACAGGTGCAGATGCCGCAATTCCAGTCCTACCAAGGCGCGGAAGTTGGTGCGGCTCCCATCTTCGGCGCTACGCAGGCGGCGGGTAACTTCGCGCAACAAAACTACGCTAACCAGACGGCTGCATACAACGCCAAGATGGGTCTTTATGGACAGTTGGGCGGGGCTGTTGGCAGTTACTTTGGGGGAAGATAAATGAGAACTCCATACCAGACCTTTAACGCTCCCCCCATGATGAACGGCGGTCGCGGTCAGCGCATGGCGCGTATGCTCCAGATGCAGGGCCAGAGCCAGCAGGTGAGCAACAACGCAGGGGCGCAGAGTGATATGCAATATTCGCCCCCGCAGAACGCTGCGGACATCAACCGTGCGCCGCGTCAGTTTTTGCGGCAGTACCCGAAGATGCCGAAGTCGCCGGGGATGACCAACCCGCAGGGTGGCCCCGACCGGGGAGGATTTGAATATGGCGGTTAAAACAGTCTCAACCTTTATGCTCCCAGACGAGTACCAGCGGCAAGCCTCCGAGGCACGCCGTCGTCGCCGTATGGCAGAGATGTTGGCGCAGCAGGCGTACCAGCCGGGGGACATCCAGAACGCCCCCATTCCTCGCGGAGCGCCCTTGGTGCAGGGTTTACAGGCGTTCCTGACCGCCCGTGCAGCACGCAAGGCAGATGAGGCTGAAGAAGGCGCAATGAAGGCGCAAACCCGTGAGGCACGGGATTTCCTTCGTGCGTTGACCGAGCCTGCCAAAACGATGACGATTGGCGAAGCCGCAATGCAAAACATTGCACAAGCGGGAACGCCGGAACTAGTAGACGGTCGGTTGGAATACCGGAAGACCGCTATGCCTGCCCCGACTCCAGAAATGGTTCCGCAAGCAGGCCCACAAGTGCGCTTGGGGCGCAGACCGGAAGACGACCAAGTGTATATGCCAACCGCAACGGGTCGAGAAACTGACCCGCAACGCATGGCTGCAATGCTTGCCAATCCTCAATACAAGGCTGAATTTACGCCAGAACAAAAGCGTGCGCTTGCCCTTGAGGGAATGCTGACTAGCCAAAACCCAATGTTGCAAAATGTTGCTGGCGCTATTTACCCAACGCTGCAACCTGAAAAAGCAAAACTGCAACTTGGAAACATTAATCCAACCGACTTTACGCCTGCAAGCATTGCAGCCGCAATGAAGTCTGGCAATGTGGGTGACTTGGTATCTATTGCAAAACCTGCAGACAGAATAGGAAAACCTTCGCCGGGTGATTTTACTACGGAAAGTCTTGCGGAATTTAACCGAACGGGCGATTACAACAAACTTAAGCGGGTGCCAAAAGAAAAGTCTGCTGGCGGTGGTGGCAGAGGGCAACAAGGCCCAGCGTTTGCTTTGTCAAACGGCAAAGTTGTGCAATCTACCTTTAACCCGTCATCTGGCCAGTATATGTATCAATCGGATACTGGACTCGTTCCCGTTCCTGCTGATGCAAAACCAACAACTGCAAGCGCGGCAAGTGGGTTGTCTGAAAAACAATACATTACTTACCGGGAAGAAGCGTTTAGCCATTTAAAAGGTTTGGAACGACTTAATTCGTATTTTAAAACAGTTGGCGATACCAATGTTGGTTTTGAAAGATACGCAGATGCTATTTCTGCAAAAGCCAAAAATCTTTTTGGAAAAACTCTTACACCAGAGGAACTTGCTCTGCAAGTTGCAAACGGAAAACTCAATGGTTTGTTGGGGTTGTTTAGAGTAGATATTGTTGGCCCCGGTGTTCTTACAGAATACGACGCAAAGCGCGTCATTGATGCTTTGGGCGGCGATTTAAGCGCGCTGCAAAATAAAGAGCAAGTTCGTATCCTTCTTGAGCAGTTGTATCAAGACAAAATGGATAGGCTTGATTTCTTAAATCAAGAACTTGGGCGTAGCGACCTTGTAAGAGGTGGTAAGCCAATTACTGCGGAAGGGCTGCCTTCAACTCTTGGAAGCCCAAATAAAGTTGAAGAGGTTGACTACTAATGCCGTACACAATTCGCACAAAAGACGGCATTGAAATTCCCAATGTTCCAGACAATGTTGACAAGAATTCACCACAAGCCAGAGCGTTAGTACAGGCTGAACGGGCAAAGAGAGCGGCTCCTAAAGAATCTGGCTTTGCTCGTGGGCTTGGCCTTGTCGGTCGCGCACTTGCTCCATATGCCGCCGCTGCTGGTACTGGCGCTGCCGTAGGTGCGCCTTTTGCCGGAGTTGGTGCAATTCCCGGTGCAGCCGCAGGCGTAACGGCTTACGGATTGTCAGAACTTGCAGATGCCTTGCTGATGGGCGGCAAAGGTCGCCAAGCAGTAGAGCGTGGATTGACGGCTATTGGTTTACCGGAACCGCAAACGGCTGCTGAACGGGTTGGATACGAGGCAACCCGTGCAATGACAGGCGCGTCAGGTATTCCGCGAACCGCGCAAACCATTGCAACCAATATCGCCGCTCGTCGCGGGTCAACTCAAGGGCAGCGTATTGCGTCATTGATGGCGCAAAACCCTAGCGGTCAAGTTCTTGGTGCAGGTACTGGCGCAGCAACCGCCCAGACTGCAACAGAGATGGGAGCACCTGCGCCTCTTGCGATGGCAGCAGGAATTGCTGGTGGCGCGTTGCCATACGGGCGCGTTGCTACCCCACGCCAAACGGTTGCAGAAAAAGAGTTTGCGGCGGCACGCCCAGAAGGGTATGTCGTTCCTCCTGCTTCGGTTCGTCCGACCGTTGGCAATATCGCTCTTGAAAGCGTCAGCGGCAAAGCAGCGTTGCAACAGATTGCTTCCGGCAAAAACCAAGAGGTTACCAATCGCCTTGCTGCCGAAGCCGTTGGTTTGCCTGCTGGTGAACAAATCACCAAAACCGCATTAGAGCGAGTTCGTGCCGAGTCTGGAAAAGTTTACGAAAAACTTAAATCATTTGGTGCTTTTTCTGCGGACAATGATTTTTATTCTGACATCGCCGCAATAAATGCGGAACCGCAAAAATTGTTACGCGCTTTTCCAGATTTGCCTTTGGCTGGTGCAAAAGAAATTAACAGACTTGTTAATGCTATAAACCAACCAAATTTTGATTCTGAAACCGCAGTTACTTTGATAAGTAATTTGCGCAAACAAGCAACAGAGCATTTTTCTGGTGCGCCAACTGCGAAAGAACAAGCGTTGGGAGCGGCTAAACGCAAAGCAGCAGATGCAATGGAGGCGTTAATTAGTCGCCGTCTCGCGCAGTCTGGCGATACGCAGTTAATAAACGAATTTAATGATGCGCGAACAAGAATTGCTAAAACTTACAGCATTGAAAACGCACTTGAGTTATCTGGCAATGTTAACGCTAAAAAACTTGCAGCACAGTTGAAGGCAGACAAGCCCTTGACTGGAGGCTTGCGGACTGCTGCTCAATTTGCTGGCAATTTTCCTAAAGCAAGTTTTACGCCAGAAACTTATGGAAGCCCCGGCGTGAGCCAACTTGATGCGGCGATGGCAGCAGGTGGAACATCAATGCTTCCGATTGTTGGCGCTCCCGGCATATTGGCTGCGGGATTGCCGCTTGCTCGGCCAGTAACTCGCTCGGTTGCATTAAGTCGTATGCTTCAAAACAGGCTTGAACGCCCCCCGAGCATTCGCCGTCGTGGCATGACGGGCGCAACATATGGCGCGTTGACCGCGCCTAATAGTCAAGAACAGGAGTAATCACAGATGTCTTTCAATGGCTCGGGTACATTCCTTATCAACACGGCAGGCCAGCCTGTCGTCTCTGGCACCGTCATCTCGTCCACGGCGTTTAACGCCCTGACGGCTGACCTTGCCACCGGCCTCTCGACCGTCATCACGAAGGACGGGCAGACGACGGTCACCGCCAACATCCCGATGTCCACCTACAAGTTCACGGGGCTTGGGGTTGGCTCTGCCGCCACGGACTCTGCGAACTTGTCGCAGGTGCAGTCTACGGTCACCAAACTGCTTACAAGCGTCTCTGGGACGGACACCATCACGGCTGTGGGTGCGCCTGTGGTTGCCGCCTACGCTGCCGGACAGATGTTCTACTTCGTCGCCACGGGCGATAACACGGGCGCGGTGACGCTCAACATCGACTCGCTTGGCGCAAAGGCTGTGACCCGTGACGGGTCTGTGGCCCTTGCTGCGGGTGACATCAAGAGCGGTGAGGTGGTGGTAGTCGTCTATGACGGCACGCGCTTCCAAGTCGTTTCGCAGTTGAACAGCGCCGGTAACGCGACTTTTGCCAATGTGTCCATCACCTCGGCGCTCAATGTCGGCGGCGTGGCTACCTTTACGGCAAACCCTGTTCTCTCCGGCGGCACCGCCAACGGCGTGTTGTACTTGAACGGCAGCAAGGTGGCGACGAGTGGGAGTGCGCTGACTTTTGATGGGACGAATGGGCTTGGTTTTGGCACGGGAGGAACAGGAAGTACCACTGCTCTTTTGACTATAAAAGGGTCAAACGCGACAAACAGCGGCGCTGCCATTACCGGCACTAGAAACGGCGCTGGGTCTTGGTTTATTGGCGATGCACAAACGGCGCTTGGCGGCGGCACTTTAGGTTTTATTTATTACAATTACACACTTAACGACCCTTGGATATGGTACGACGGCGGGGCAAGCGCAGAGCGTATGCGCCTCACCTCGACGGGCCTCGGCATCGGGACGAGTTCGCCTACAGAAAAACTCCATGTTGCAGGCGCATTGCGTGTTACAGGCGCACAGACAACAGCAGGAACTGGTGTTTACCTTGACCAAACTTCTGGTACGGGCGGCGTATCTGTCTACGGCCCTGATAACTCAACGCAAGGCACATTTCGTATCTATACGGCTACAGCCAACGGGGGTACTGGTAGCACAAAACTAACCCTCGACTCCTCCGGCAACCTCGGTCTGGGCATAACGCC